CCAGCCATTCGACGCAGCTTCCGATTCAATCCGCTCGACCTCTGCCCACACTTCGCGCTCATCGTATTCGATCACCTTTCCGAGTGTCGGGCTTTGGGCGTTCCATCTGCCTGCCACTGGCCATTCGGTATCGGGCACCCCGCACACGCCACACCATACCGACAGCAGCAGACAGATCCTCAGTTTCCCGGGATTCCTCCGATGTATACATGAGCCAGATGCTCAAGCAGGAAGCTCTGCTGTATCACGGGAAGTGCCAGGAAGACCTCATCACCGCCAAGCCCGCTGATCTCCTCAACGAACTCCTGCACCTTCACCAGCACATCGTCATCATACTCGCCGCCGCGATACAGGCAGCGCACCAGCGCAGTCAGCCGCATCACCTCTTTGCGCGTGGCTTCGCGCACCTCAAACGAGCCGTCAAAGTTCTCAATCTTCGGCTTGAACTCCATGTGTCACCCCTTATGCGTTCGTGCCGACAACTACCGTAATCGCGTCAGTTGTGGACTCATACACACACTTGAAGGGAAGATCACGGAACACGCCAGCGTCCTGCCCGAAGTTGTAGTTCGCCGAGTCAAGTACGCAGTTTGCCGTGAAGCTCACCTCGTTCGTCGCGTCCCCACTGTTGAAGGTGAGCGCAAGGATAATGTCAGCCGAGCCTGCTGTCGGATTCGCAAGCGCTTTGTCGATCAGGTCTTCCGTGTTCGTGTCGTATTTCGCGCTGATTGAGCCGCTCGCAACATATCCCTTTCCACCAGCGGCACCGACCGTGCATCCTTCAGCGTATCCGCTCGAGTCTACACCCCAGAAAGTCGCACCGTTGTCGAGAGAAAAGCTGAAATTGTTGGTGACGATGTCTGCTGAATTAAGCTGCTTTGAGTCAAGCCCGCTGGTCGTGAAGTAGGCCGTGCCGGGCGAAGTCCAGCTGCCTGGCGTGAAGGTGCTGGTCGTGCCGAGCGCCAGCCCGCTGATGAAGGTCGCGCTGAAGCTGGCGCGGCCACCGTTTGAGCCTGCATCCCATGTGATCTCGAGCGTCTTCAGGAACGCGCTGGTCAGCTGCTTTCCTTCGCCGCTGATCGGGTCGTGCAGAGCCAGCGTGAAAAAGGTCTGGCTGGCAGGGTCGCCGATCACGCTGGTGGACGAATCCCAGGCGTATGTGTCCTCCAGACTGCTGGTGGCCTTGTTCTGGAACACGCCCTCAAGCAGCAGCTCAAGCACCGGCGTGGTCAGGATGCCGGACACCGTGACGGTCGTGATCGCGCCAGCCTGCGTCTTGTAGATGTCGCCAACTCCCATGACTGCGCTGCCATCGATGCGCGGAGTCTCGTCCGTGACGACAGCCGTGGCCGTGTCCAGCGTCGGAGGCTCGGTGATGTGCAGTTCCTGAAAACTGGCCTGAGTCGTGATCGCCGTGCCGAATGTGGTTTCTTGGGCGATCGCAAAGCGGAATGCGGTCTTGCTGTAGACAGCAGTTGAGATTGCCATGACTGGCCTCCTAATCGATGATGTGTGTCACGGCGCAGCTCCACTCGAAGGCCACTCGCGCCAGCCCGTTCTCATTGTCCTCATCGGTCTCGGCGCTGTAATCGGTCGCGCCGATCTGCCCATCGTGCCAGCGGTATCCCTTAGCTGGCGTGTAGTCTTTGTTTTGCCGAAGCAGCTCAAACAGCCGCTCTATGAAGTTCGCCCGCTCGGTCAGGGCTTTCTTGCCGCTGGCTGCGCCGACCTTCACCACATAGGCAAGGTCGATCGTGTACCTGCGCGTCGTCGCGCCTGCGGCCTCTTCCACCAGCTCCTCACGGAATCCAGACAGCTGGAGCCAGCTTGCGCCCTTCGGCGGATCCGCGTCAAATAGCCTTAGTGTCGTGTGACCGCGAAACTCAGCCGACAGGATGTCCGTCAGCGGGTCGATCACATGAGTGCTCGCGATATTCGAGAAGGTGATCGCCATCAGATGCGCCTCAAGCTAATCGTTCGCCTGCCGGTTCCGGCTTCCGGCTTCCCGCCCCTGACCTCTACTTCCCATTCATCGTCGGCGACATAAACGCCAGCGGTGAACCTGGCATACATCCCCTGCCCGATGGTCTGATATTGGCAGTTGATCACTTCAGAATCAACCACCTGCGAAGTCTTCAGGCCGTCTGATCCAGCCACATAAGCCGAGTAAGTAACAGTCGAAGTGCTGCCCTGCGTGATCGTGCCGCCTGTCTCGATCACAACCTTGATCGCATCAAAGGACACCATAGGCGTGCCTTCCACGTCCGCAATCGTGCCTGTCGTGGTAGCGTCCAGGCTGACAGCGTTCACAATGCCCTTGCCTGCTGCTGTGCTGGTCTCGTTCCACAAGGGCACCCGCCCATCGCGCACCATATCAAGCAGGCCAGGCTCGTTCGGGTTGCCGGGATTGTAGACCATGCCGCGCAGCTGGGCACCGCGCTCCATGTCGTGCGGCTGGATCAGGTAGGAGCAGGCGAGCGTGGCCGTGGCGCGGATGATACTATCGTCGTAGTCACGCAGGCTCTCGGACTGTGCGCCTGTGCCTGTGCGCTTGATGATCGGCTTTGAGACATACGCCCGAACAAAGTCGCTTGCATGAGCCACAGCCTCGGTCTTGACATCCGACCACTTGCGCCCAGCCTCCAGCCTGTGCGTGGTTGCCGGGTCACTGGTCGAGTACAGGTACGCCACATCCGCGTCTGAGTCGTAATACCAGTCCCCATCGCCGCCGTTCTGCACATCCGTCTGGCTGGCCTCAGCATCGCCCAGATCCTCGCCGTCACGGTATAGCTTCGTGATGTGCCCGCAGTCGAAGCAGGCATAGACCTTCGCCACAGCCGTGACAGCCCAGCCGCCCAGCTCGCGCTTCACATCATAGGAGTCGATCACAGGCTCGACGGCCTGAAGGTCGGTCGTGATGTTGCAGTAGCTCTCAAAATATGAACTCATCGGAGACTCCAGAAAATGAAGTTGCCAGCGAATGACCCGACGATTCCAGCTGTCAGCCCTGCGAACAGGTAGACGATCACACCCACCGACCAGTCCCCCGTCAGGATCTTACGCAGGCTCTCGACCTCGCCCTTGAGCGAGACCAGCTCGCGCCTGAGCCGCCGGTTCTGCTCGTGTAGGTGTTCGAGTGTCATCTCGCCCTCACGACCTTGAGCGTGTCCTGCGCCTGCGCTTCCCATGTGCCGCTGCCATTCGGATGCGTTCCATTCAGCCAGATGTCAAGGTTCATCGCGTCGGCGCGGTCACGCAGCACCACCCAGTCAAGCTCGATCCCTGTAAGACCAACCTTCCGTATTAACTCCAGCGCCTCAATCGGCGTTTGCATCGCTACCTGATTGAGGCTGATCACAGGGTCATTTTTTTGCGCCGTCTGCACACCAATCGGGTAGAATCCCTGCGTTGTTGGCGTGATTCCAGTCAGCGGGCCATATCCACCCCAATTATCTGCCCATTTGAACTCATCCGCAGTCGAATAGTTGGAGCCTCCCGTGAACAGGTCGCACGTCGTCAGGGAATCGGTAGCCGTCAGGTCCGCATAGAGGTAGCCGTCCGCGACATAGTTCCCCTTGAAGTTTCCATCAGAATAATCTACAAAGACGCCATATACCTCTTCAGGTGTTTTATCATTTGACGAAAACACGAGACATTTGTCAAGGCTGCTCCCAAGATTCATATTGTAAATAACACAGGTACTGTCTGCATTACTCGGATAATGGGTCGGGGCATCGTTTGGGCTATCTGTGATGACGACACCCTTCCAGTCACTCGCATCGAACGTGCAATTGTATAGAGAGAATGATTTCGTCCCCTTAATTATTAAAAGGGTTGCATCTGGAGTGGCCGATTTAAGCGTATAATCACGATAATCATACGCATGGGAATTGCGAACCGTAACTCCCTTCATCTTGGGGACAATCCAATAAATCCCATCAAGGGAAGTGGTGTCTCCGTAAAAGCTGTTACGAAGTTCGCAGCCCGACACGAGGCTCGTTGAGACGAGCGCACTATCCTGCCCAGTGTCCAAGCCGAACTCAAGGCCATGCCAACTCCCCGTCCCGATCAGATCCTGCCAAATGCAGTCCGTGACCGTGTTCGTTAACAGGCGCGAATAAAGGAGCCGCCCACCCATCGCGATTGCGTCGCATTCGTCGAGCGTGATTTCACCCGTCCCGCTCGCTACTGTTGCCGCGTGCACACCCGTCCCGATACCAGTAAATGTGCAGCTCGTGGCGACAACTGACCCGCTGTTCCCGGACAGAAAGAATCCGTAGGACGTCGTCCCTTTGGTAATATCCGTAGAGAACGTGCACGAAGTCGCAGTGATCGTCCCATCAAACGAACTCGAAGTATTTACACCGTACTTAGTATCTGGAATGGTGAAATCGCAGCTCGTAAGAGACACAGCCCCTGTGCTAAATGTGGTGAGTCTGAGTCCGTAAGCGCAGTCTGTGAAGGTACACCCGCTCAGGGTCGCACCATCTGCTGCCTTTATGTTGAGTCCCGTGGTTGCTGTGCTTACTCCTGTGAATGTGCAGTTGGTCAGAACCGGGTCTGTGATGGCAACCCCGCTCTCACCCATGCTCACGCAGGAGCTTGAGGTATTCGTACTCGTCTGGACGAAGTCGCAATCCGTGAAAACGATATCCGACGATGCGACCGACCATGCGGCGGCCACAAGGGTCGCGTTGATGCTTGTCCCGCCAGATTGAGTGATGTCCACATTGTCGAAGGTAAAGTCACTCTTCTCGATGCGGAAGATTGGCAAGGTGTTCGTCGATGTCGTGATCGTCATGTCATGGTATTCCGTCCCATCAGTAGACCCATGAGCATAGATCCACGCGACGGAAGAGCTAACACCCGTGGTGATGGCGATGCCGTTCCCAAGAACTACGTGCTGAAACGTAATATCAACGGACTCAGTTCCGGCAGCGTAGCTCGCGACGGAGCACGACAGCGTATCTCCTGCGGACCCGTTCGCGTCGAAAGCCGTGAACGTGTCGATCTTTTTTTCAGCAAAAGAGGTATCCGCCGATGCGACGAGGTACCAGGTTGCCCCCTGCGCCGTGCTGAAGGCCAGCAAGCAATAGATCAGAATGGTTTTCAGCATGGTGGCCTCCTAAAATACTTTTCCGAGCCTGAGCGTGTCCTGCGCCTGGCTGTCGTATGTCCCGCTGCCGTTTGGGTGCGTGGCGTTCAGCCACAGCTTCAGGTTGAGCGGGTCTGCATCGCTGGTGGCCGACCAATCCAGCGTGATCGGCAAGGTCGCGTTATATGCCGCCGTGTCTGCTGCCAGTGTGGTGCTGTCGCGGATCGAGGCCAGCGCGTTGATCGGCGTCTCGTAGCCTGTCTCGTTCACATTGATAACAAGGGCCTGCGCCGTGATACAAAGCAGCGAGCAGGCTGTCAGGATGATTCTCAGCATGGCGCAGGTTCCTTTTTGACGTGATACAAAGCAGCAAGGGGGGCCGAAGCCCCCCGCTTAATCAGGCAGATTAGGGATTGTTGAAGTTGACGATGCCACTATCAATGGCTTTCGTTGCGCCAAAGATAATGTGCGGAGTCAAGGCGTAGCCAACATTCAGTGCATCCGGCACAGGGCCAACCACGCGCACATCGTGCGAGGCATAAGCCACCGAGTTCGGGTGCCAGATCGTGGCAGTCTCGTCGCCCGTGCCACCGTCGCCGTCCCAGTCATCGGAGACATAGATCGGCATTCCAAGCAAGACACCCTCAGCACCGCTCGCCACAAAGCTCTGGTTGCCCATCTCAGCGGCACTCGTGTACTTCGTGCCCCAGCTGGCCACGGAAAGCTCGAAGGCTTCCGGACTCATGCCGAAGGCGCACTGCTTGATGTCAACACCGGCGATCTTCAGCTTGCGATAGGCGATCAGCACATCCGTCCAGAGCACCGTGTTGTCGGTCGCGAGCGTCACATCGTTTGTGGTGGCGCTCTGCACGATTCCGGCAAGGTAGGTCTCAAGCGCGGAGGCTAAAGCATAGCCAGCCTGGCGCGAATAAATGCTGATCAGGTCTTCCTGTGTGCTAACCTGCGCCATATCCTCAACGAGAAACGGCCATCCAAACTGCTGATTGAGCGTCACGGTGCAGGCGACCTCATCAGCGTTTGTGTAGTTCGTGAACGCCGTTCCTGCCGTCTTAGATGTAGCGGCGGTATTGGCGACCTGGGGGAAGCTGACAGCCACGGCTCCAGGTGTCAAGCGGCTGCTGACATCCATGCAGTAGCTTGCGATCTTCTTTTCGCTGCGAAAATAGGCATCAGCAGCAGGTGCCCAAACTGTCGCCAACCAAGTGTCGATGGAAGACGAGCCAGTGTTAATCGTTCCAGCCATTGTTCAAACTCCTATCTGATTCCGGGCATTCCCGGTATCCTGTGGGCGTTTTCACTTCGCCACTTCGGATCATGGTAGTTCTTCCTGATCTCTTCAGGAGTCGCTATTTCCGATGGTGAAGAGTTGCCCGGCTTCGCAGCGACCACCGCCGGAGCCTTTTGATCCGCGAGCCTTGCGACCAGCTGCTCCAGCTTGGCAAGGCTCAATCCATCAGCCAGACCTTTGTCGTCATCATTCAGCTTCGATAGTAACGCCTCGCGGCGATCGGTCTGGTAAGCATCCCACTGGCCAGCTTTGTCTTTGGCTTCCTTCAGCTCGAGCTTGTACTTCTCCAGCACACTCTCGAACTCGCCACGCTTGGCAGCTTCGGCTTCCTCGCGCGCCTGCTTTTCAGCAAGCAAACTCTGTAGCTCAGCCTCGGCAGCCTTCCGGCGTTCGTTCACCTCGTCAAAGCGTCCCTTCGGGATCATGATGCTCTCAGCAGCGGCATCAGGCTGGGTCGTCGCAGGTGCGCCCTGCGGGGCGGTGGTCTCGTCCATTGTCAACCTTCGGAGTTAGGTTCTATTTTCCGATTCGCACGGTCTTGTCAAACCGTGCTTCCTTTAGTGCCTTCTCAATGCCCTCATGAAAACGATTCTTGACCTTTTCCGCAACAGGCTGGGCGAGCGGATTTTCCTTTGTGCTGATCGCCCTACCTTGCGCGGCGTTCTCTTCGACCTTCCCGCCGTGTGCAGGCCAGCCGATCGTCACACCGTGGTTTGAGTATCCGATCTGCTGCAGGTCGTTCATCATTTCGCCAGTTAGGCGAAGGTTCGGCTTGGCGCTGTAATCGGATTGCCGTGGGATTCTCGGCTCGCCTGTCGTCTTGTGCCTTCGGTAGGCCCGCGAGTATTCCTTGAACCTGCCACCAACGCCCTCGCCTGAACTCGTCAGCTGGCGTATCTCGCGGATCACGAACGATCCAAGCTCGCGCCACCATGCAGCGCCCAGCGTGACCGTGTCTTCCAGACGCTTACTCATTCAGCAAAGCCCTCGCGCCTTCCTGATCCACCTCAGTCGCTTCGGTCGTCCGCATCCATTGGTGTCGGCAGTTATAGCCGCCCCCGTCGATGAAGACGTTCCCGAACCTGTCCTCGATCTCATCCTTTGTCAGCTCGCCCGCTGCCATCATCTCAAGGCACTCGTCACGCGTCCGGTCATCAGCTGGGCCGCTGTACACATAGAGCGTCTCGGGCGGCTCGTTCTCAGCAAGGACAGCGCGGACGCTCCGGCTGTAAGTGTTCAGCGTGGTATTGACCAGCGCCTCGACCCTATCCGCTCGCATCGTCTGCTGGATCGCTTCGCGGATCAGGTCCGCCGGACGGCCAGCGAGTACATTGCGCGTCAATTCGGCCATCACGTCGGCGAAATACTTATCGCTGGCGGCCAGAAACGACCGCTGTGATGTGACCACCAGCCCTTGCAGGCTCCCAGTAGACACAGCGCCCGCGGCTGACAGGTTGCCCAGCACATCGCGCCCGAAGGAACCGAGCACGCCGTCGACAGCGCCAGACCACCCGCTCTCCAGCTTCAGCCGCTTGAGCACAGTCGGGTCTGCCAGCTGCTCAATGATCGCGGCCTTGCTCGCGCCCCGCTCAACCATCGCCGTAATCAGCCTCACCAGCTTGAGAGCAGCCTTCTCGCTCTCGCGTGAAAAGGACGCAGCTCTCGCGTCGATCATGTCGGTGAGCTTGCTCACGCAGTCCCGCCGAGCAGGTCAGCCAGGCTCAGTTCGCCGCGCTGCTGGATGGTCGGCTCTTCCGCACGCTCGCGGGCGATCGTTTCCAGCCTGTCGCGTAGCATATCGTCCGAGGCATCTGGGTCAAGCTCGCGTAGATAGTCCAGCTTGCTTGCCAGCCCGTTGCCGTATTCCCACTCCCAGCGTTCGCGTTTCTCTGCATCGCTCATCGGGATATGCGGCTCGACGAAGTTCACGCCGTACTCTGGCGGAACCGTCAGGCCGATGGACTGGAGAATGATCGAGTCGATCTCAAAGCGCGTGCGCTCGAACAGCCGCCAGCGCGCAAAGTCGCTCATGATCGCCTCGGTCAGTTCGACCTCCAGCAGCCGCTGATGCTCGCCGCTGGTGGCCCTGCCCTCACCTGCCCACTTCAAGCTCAAGTGATGCGCGAAGGCAACCGACTCCAGCTCGGCTCGCTGTGTTTCGATCAGCTGCCCCAAGTTCGCTCCAGCCGTCGCGAAGCTGAAGGTTTCGCCGGGCTCAAGCGAGAGAATCTCCCACGGGTTCAGCAGCTGTGTGCCGTCGAGCCTTGCGTCTGTCCACGGCTGACCAGCACCCTGAAGCATGAACGCTTGGCGGAGGTAAGTGCCGAGCACATTGAAAGCCGTCTGCGCGTCGAGCACATCCTGCGCCATCGGGCGCCACCAGCTGGAGCCTGCCGCGCCACGGTGAGCGAACACGACAGGAAGCACGCCGTATGGGTTCACCAGGTCGGTGTTGTCTTCCGTCGGGGCCATGATCAGGCCGCTCGAGCTGACACGAAAATGAAGCTGATCAGTCCAGACGGCCCACTCCATATCTTCGCGCTTCGCCCCCGCGTTATGGAGTGGATAGACCACGCCGATAGGTTCAGGGTTCTGCGGAAGGAACAAAGGCTCGAACTCGATCAGCGGCTCGTGATACAGCTGGCCGTCTTCTGTCGTGCCGATTAAAAGCGCCATCGAGCCGAGCAGGTAGGTCAGCCGCTCAAAGTGCGTCATGATCTCATCGAGGTTGTCAAGCCGCTCAAGGTAGCGCTCGTCTGCGACGCGTTCCGGTGTGTCACGATACACGCCAGCGCGAGCGTCAATGATCTTGCCCGCCACGGCCTGCACACTAAAGGGAACCTGCCGGTCGACGCCAACTGGGAAGTATCGCGCCACATCCTGATTCAGATCAACGCCCCGGTACTGATCGACTGCCCGCCAGCGCTGCGCCTGCTTGCGCGACTCGCTCCCGCCGCCAGTGCCCGCGTAACTCTTGAACGCGCCAGCGATCAGCTCAGGTGTAGGTAGCGCGACGATCATGATCAGCCTCCAAAGCGAGAATGGCGGACTACCTGCCGCCTGTGGATCGGGTACATATACTCGATGGCATAGCTCGCGGCATCCAGCGCGTGCGGGTCGCGGGCGTGCTTGTCAATCCGGCCATCGACCGTGCGCTTTGTGCGCTCGCAGTCATCAATCAGGTGCTTGCAGCGCGGGTCGATCGTCATATGCACGTTGCCGTCAGCGTCTTGCAGCATCCGGTTCCAACTATTCAAGCGGTCGACCTGCTCCGGTGCTGCCTTCCTGCCAAGCACTTGGAAGCCGTGATCTGTCAGAATCTGATAGTCCGACTTCGGGCCGCGCACGCTTCGGCTCGCGCCCGCCGGGTCGGGATAAATTCTCGTGACATGTGGATACTTTTCCCGCAGCATCCGCGCCATCATGGCCGTGTGAGCGTTTGTCGGGATCACGATTTCATCATAGTAATGCACACGGTCAGCCGCAAGCTCTCCACCGACCAAGGCCACCATCGGCTCGACGTTAAAGTCAAGCCCAATCCAAGACTGCGGGCCGGACGGCACTGTTTCGGTTTTCAGCACATGACGCGCCCTGTCAAAGTTCCATGCCGCCCGGTTCCCGCCAGTCTCGAAGCTCGCCTCGTATTCCTGTGCGTACAGGATCGGATCCATGTCTCTCCGGGCCGCTTCGACCTCGGCAGGATCCACGAAGGGCGAGTCTTTTGTCTTATATAGCCAGCTCGCCCAGTCGCCCTCGTCTGGGTCTTGACCGAGCCGGAAAAAGTCATACATCCGATCATAGCCGCGCGGGCTGCTGGTAAACAGCGCTGGCCCTTTCGATTGCGTCAGCATCGGGCGGATCACAAGCTGCCACATTTCCTGCTTGCGCCACAGCGCGAACTC